TAACATCTTCTAATTTCATGACTTCTCCAAACATTCCATAATACTTTGCTTTATATCATCTACATCAACACAATCATAATAACGATCTAAACTATGCCATGTATTATACACTGGGTCAGCCGATTCTTCCCAACCACCTACATATACTTTTATCTTTACGCAATTATGTTTCGGCGAATATTCAAAGAATACATGATTCTGGAAATAACTCTGATGACTAAGATCATAACAAAATTGTGCCAACTCTGCTATTTTCTGATGTCCATTCATTTTCATAACAACCACCTATTTCATTAACTTATGCGACTATTATATCAAACTCTATACTGATTGTCAACACTTTTTTATTAACATTTAGTAATATACCTCTGGTACCCCGATTAATAGGAATACCATCAACTTCTAAAACCAGACACCAGAGGGGTGCTCTTAGATATTTACTCAACAAACACCAAATGATTTAACGCTCTTGTACAAGCAACATAATATAGATTATCTTCCTGCATCTTTTCCCACTCAGACTTAGCCTTTTCCTTATAATCATTACATTGTGATGGCTTAATAAAATATACAATCTCGCTTTCTAAACCTTTTGCACCATGAATAGTCATTAACTTACGTTTACTTGAACTATTAGAATGTAATATTAAACTATTAAGAAAAGATGGTATATCCTTAACGGTATCAATAATATACAATAACCCATCATACTTATTCTCAATACTCGTTGTACTCCAACCATTAGTTCTGGCTTTATTTAATGCCATATCATATTCTCTAACAGTACTCTTACGTATATCATCTATTGATTTACCCTTTTTACATACTTTATCTAAATCAGTCTTTAATTGTGTTATGAACTTAGTACCTATTGAAAAATGGTCATCATTCTTAATAAATTTATATGCCAACTTAAACAAATTATTATTAGTCCGACTTAATATAAAACATTCATCTTCATAATCAGCAACTACAGGCTTTATCTTAGTACTAGTTCCACCATTTTTATCACTATACATATTTGGTACAATATGCTTAATTTCATCTATAACCTCATTAGGACATCTGAAACTCTGTGTCATATCATATTCAACTGGCTTATATTTCTTAATAATATTCTGTATAGCATAAGGATCAGAACCTCTAAAACCATATATAGACTGATTAGCATCACCTACAAATACTATTCTTTTAGTAGGAATACAATCCAAAAATGCTAACTGCTGTGGATTTAAATCTTGACATTCATCTACTAATACAACATCAAACTCTTTAGTTTTCCAATCATTATCAATAGGATACTGTAACATATCCTCACCACTAATCTGTGATGTATTATTCTTACCCTTTTCTAATACTTGTTTAGCTGAATCTATCCTACTTCTATCAATATGAAAATGGTCACACGTACTTTGCCACGACTTAGTAGTATTATTTCCAGCCATAGATATATGCTTATTTACTAAATCAACTGTAGTCTTATTACCATAATCATTATACTTATAAAAATTTACTTTACTATTAGGATAATGCTTCTTTACTAAACTTAAACCTAATGAATTAAAAGTCTTACATTGCCAACCCGATGGTAACTTACCAACTATTTCATTAATTATAGATTTATTAAATGCTAAATAAATACCATTATTAAACTTTTCAGCCAATAACATTAATGTTGCTGTTTTACCACTACCAGCATATGCATTAACTAATATTGTCTTACTATTACTTGTAACTATAGCTTTCTGCTGTTCTGTTAATTCTAACATTATATACTCTCTTATTTATATCTTGAATGACTATTATATCACAATAAACCGCAATTCTGAACAAATTCTTGCTTATATCGTTCTATATTATTATATATTTCATTATCTGGATAGGTATTCTTTGTAAAATTACCACCCATCTGATAATTCAAAAACATCTCAGAACGACATACATTTAACTCAAACTGCCATATAAACTCAGCCATTAATGCTGTTCCCCATTTATCATAATAACCTAATATATATCTATCCTCAATTGAATCTTCTGATGCCTCCTTAAGTATACTTGAAGACGTATTATACGACCGCCACTTATGCTCAGATAATGGCTTTTTAGGTCCTCTCTTAAATGAACTAGGTGGTCTATTAATACGTGCCCAAAACTTCTTAGCACCAACATACTTATGCCCATCCTTTAAATGAACTACATATACAAAAGCAACATAATCATTAGGGTCAAAATCACCACATATCGAAGTGTTCCAATGACCATACTCTAAAAGCTCTTTTGGATTTTTCTGTTTTCGCTTTGCCATTTACAAATACTCTATTAAATAAAAATATTTATAAACATATAAAAAAACCACCCGAAGGTGGTTTTATAATTTAATTAACAAAATACGTAGTTATATCAACACTATCATTTGGCAAAATACCAACATCAACTGTATTCTTATGATTATTCTGCTTAACTAAGTCTGACTCAGAAAATGCCAACTCGCCTTTTACAAACTTTACAGCTTGTCTTACCATATCTGCTGCAGTACATACTGGAACATTCTGAGCAATCATGTTAACATTACGAAGTCCACCAATTAACTCAAAATCATCAGGAAATGCCATCATATGTAATGCTTCACGAACTGTTAATGAACGATCTTCTGTAGGATGAATAGTATCATTTAAATTTCGACCAATAACAGCATTCATATACTCATTAAATACATGAGTACTACCATCCCAAATTCCCTTATCAATCGACTGCTTATACTCAGCATGACGAGCTTGTCTTAAACCCTTCTCATCACCTGTTTCCTCGAACCACTTAATAGCATCCTGTAACAAACCCTTTCGATTAACATAATTATAAGAAGTCTTAAAATTCTCATCATGCAATGCTTTACGAGTATCAGCACCCTCACCTAAAAGATGTGTAATAAAACGATAATATGGCTCTTTATTTCCAACATTTTCATTTATAACTAACTCTTGCTGAAGTGCATTATCTGGAATATCTGATAAATACTCCTTAAATTCCTTAAACTCTTTATCATGCCACTCGAGAATAGGTGCTGTAGGACTACGCCAAAAACAAGCAAATGTACGGTCACGAGCTTGAGGAACACCATGATACATTGTAGAAGTCTTATATAATGATAAAGAATAATTGTTCTCTTTTGCCATCTCATACATTCGCTCCGCAACTAATGTACCCTTTTTGGTATACAATGCTGGAGCATTCTCAATCATAATAACATCGGCTTCAAAAATCTTCATACCATCTTCTGCAACTTTATACATCCAATCATTCTTAGGCGATGTTGCACCCTTAGCATCAGCTGACTTACTAGTATTTAATTGCGATAACGCAGCACATGGCGGCGTACCTACGATAATATTAATCTTACGCTTTAATGTATCTGCATTCTCTTCAGTGATCTCAGTATATGGAATATCCTCCCGACCCCTAGTATTATGCTGAAAATTTACATACTGTGAATCATTTCCAGAAAAACCATCATAAGAAAAAATCTCTACAGGAGGCTTACCTATAGCTAACTCAGCTCCTAATGGAAAACCACCAATTAATGGCACAATAGGTGCCCATGTAATTCCATCATTACTACTTGTTGTTGTATTATTATTCATATTATTACCTATTTAAAAATTTCAGTGCTATTCATTTTAAACACTATGTTAATATATTAACTACCTGCTAATGTTATTATATATGATAGTAAAAATATAACATAAAATAAATAGCACCACCTATTATCTATCCATCCACTTATAAAAATCTTCTATATTCATCGCTTTATCATCAACATAATAAGTCGATGAATATGGCTTACCCCATCGCAACTCATCAAATGGAACATTATATCGCTCTAACCAATCAACTGTAATATCTCCAACATCTGCAATAATTAAATCTATATCACCATTATGTGTTAACATACGACGAGCGGTACTAATAATAATACTATAACCCTTTTCAGACAATAATCTCATTGACTCAATTACTTTTAAGTTAGGCTTTGCTTTAGCATATTTGTTAACAGCATCTTTATACTCGTGATTAGGATAACATATTGTATCGTCTAAATCAAACACTATACTTTTTATTTGTGACATATTCTATAACCTTATTCCGTAGTCGTTCTTGTCTTAACGCATCGTCATAATGCAATGGTATACACGTAGCTAATAACAAAATACCTGCATCTGTAATTAACTCAACATCTAAATCATTATCCTTTAAACAATTAATAAAAATATCTTGTACAGTTTCATTATGTGGAACATTTGAAACTAAAGCATTATAACCATGTATTAAATCATGACTTAACTTAGCAAAATCATAAATATCACAACCATGATTACCAGAATATGAACCATATTTACCACGAGGGTCAATTAATACCATTTTATCTATATACGGGTTATATAATACATTGCCAAAATGCATATCACCATGTAAACCATCTATTGGCTTAGTTGACAAATGCACCTTAATAGCTAACTCATTTAACCATTCATTAATCTCTTCAGGTAAACCAGCTACAAACAATCGTTCATATGTTTTACTTATCCACATACTATGAGAACACGCATCAAAACTCTTTATAAATTCAATATCTTCACATGGACTATTAAAATACTTTAACTTAATTTTAAGCAACTTATCTATAATATATTCCCATGTACTATCTGATAAATGGTCATATAACATCATATCAGACAATAACGTACCAGCAACATACGACATTGATAAAGAATATTCACTATTATATATTTGTGGTACAAACATTTTCTGAGTATCTGATAAAGAACTATACCATGACTTTTCATTAGCAATAGTTTCAATACCATGCTCATCATGATAATCAGGCGTCTTAATTATAATACCTAAATCATTATCATACTTAATATTATTAAATGCTCTAGACTTTAACTTTAACAACTCAGCACAAGTCTTATAATATGTTCTTAAATCACCAATATCATACCAAGCATTAGTCTTAATGTTTTTATATTCTGTTTCAGTTTTATATGAATATACCTTTAATGCACTTGATATTTCTACTATATTATTCTCTGGCATATAAGTTGTTTCAAAAGCGTATTTTGCAGAATTAAAACTACTAAATGAATATAAACCAACTAACGCACTAGCATCTTCAACTTTAAATGCTGGCTTATTATAAAAATCATTACCATCCCACATACACCAAGCAGATTGTTCAGTAACTTCTTTTGTTAACAAAAAATCTGTACCTAATGGCAAATCATCTTCTAAAATAATTGCATCACCTAACCATACTACAACTGAATCATTCTCACTTTCAGGTAATACTTTGAAACCTTGTGCAATTGCATCAAGTGGTCCATTTAATGATTTTTGCTTAACACATTTAATATTTGGATGTTTAACTGCACAATACTCTCGTATATCATCAAACTTTCCATCAACTATAACAATTTCACCTAACTCGTATTTTTTATTATGACATATACTTTTAATTGACTCAACAATATAATCTAAACATGGTTTACCATTTACTCTCACCATAATCTTAGATGTATTAGAAGATAATGGTCTTAATCGTGTCGCTGCTCCTGCAGCAGGTATAACAAAATGTATCATAAATTCCCTTCCTATTTAAATATCAATATGGCTATTATACCATATTGATATTCATTATTGAACACTTTTAATTATTATACTTATTATCATAATCAGCTTTACTAATAAAAGTTTCGCCAGTCTTGATATAATGATCAACTAAATAAAAATTCTTTTCATAAATATGAAGATTCTGTGCTTGCCAATAAATCTTACCTGGTTTAAGCGGAAACAAATCTCTAATATAAACTAAATAATTGTTACAATGACCAGTTAACTTTTCAAGTACGTGTTTTTGCCATGCCAAATCATTACGATAACCTGCCCATATATCATTACTTCTCATCTGTACTACAGCGTGTAACTCACCACCACGAGCATAATATGTAACAGCATTAGTACAAATAAAATCTGACTTACCATCCTTATTATAATCATCCCAAATAGAAGGTCGTGTATATACCATTGTTGCTCGACGTGTATCATGATGACCATGGGTTAACTCTTCAAGCACATTTTCAAATTGATTATTAAACTCTTTACTATAAATCAAATTACCATAATTTGAATTAACATCACCATTATCATCAGCAGTACTTACCCATGATGCCGGCGGTTCACGTTCTTCACCATAAATATCTTTAATATTAGTACTTTGACTGTTATACCACTCTATCTCTTTTTCAATATATTCTTCATTCAACTTACCAAAAATACAATCCTCATCAGCAATAAATGATGCACCTAATAACTCAATTGTTAAGTCTCCATTTTTATCATCACTAAACTCACGCTTCTTAAACTTATCTGCAATATAATCTCTAATATCCTGTACTTTCATTACGTCCATTACTCGTTCTCCTCACTTATATAACGATCATCCATATTTCTTGCTTTATTATACTGTTCCATTAATATAATCAATTGTGTAGCAGCATGATGCAAATGTGGAAAACCCGATTCTTGATCTAAATCCTCTCCATCCCAAAATGATAACAAATGACGCTGTAATGATGAATATGTTCTGCTCCACTCAGTACTATCTAAATCATCTCGCCAATTATTAGCACCATACTTCTCTGCTCCAAAACCTAATACCATTGCAATTTCTTTAATTGCATCAACCGGAACTAAATGAATTGGCGCTTTACCTTCATCATACTTCATATATTATTCTACCAACTTGAGAACATCTTCAACTGTACCTAAATTATCCTTATGACATGGTGCAGTCCAACCTTTTGGCTTAATCAAGTCAGGCAACCCTAATGAATTAGGTCGAGTCGCTTTTGTACCAACTTCTTTACTCATATTTGCAGCATCAACTCGGTCCCACGCCAACTCAGCATCTACACCAAAAATATCCAATGTACCTAATGCAATAACTACCAAATCAATCAATGCATCTACTAACTCATCAGCATCCTTTTCAGCCAATGCCTCATGTGCTTCAGTAAACTCTTCAGTCAACATACCAAAACGAAACTTCATTAACTCACCTAATTTCTCAGGATTAGCTTTTACCCACTCATGAACTTGATACTTATCATGCATTGCTTTAATATCTGCGAACATCTCTTTACTCATTTTATACCTTCCTATCCATTTCTAAAATTATATTATATAACACTTTTTACTATAGTGAACACTTTATGCATTTAAAGTGAACGAAATAGCTAAACGATCACGTATTGTATTATAACTCATACAACACTCAACTGATTCACCTTCACCTATCTGAATAACTTTATCAAAGTCCTGATAAGACTCACATACAAAGTTACGATTTAACCCATACTTCTGATAATACTCATTACACTTATCTCTTGATACATTACGTACCCTAATACTAATATACTTATCATTCTTATTAATAACAGAAAAACCACCCAAACTACGTAACTCTGTTATCATTGGCTCAACAAACTTAATCTCTGAATATTTCATACCGTTCCTTTTGTGATTTATGTGTATATTATATCAAATTCTATAACAAAGTTGAACACTTTTTTTAATTATTTTCTTTATTATAATGACCTATCTCAGTAAGCTGCTTAATTAACCGCTTAACTAACTGGTCAGTCTTATAACTAAATACTTGAACTATAGGCTTATTTACGTTCTTATGCGACCCACACGCTATTACGCACTGCTCTATAAGTAACCCTGTCTCTTTATATATGATTAATGCATATACCGCAACTTGACGTCTATACCCAGTTATATACATTTCTTCCTTCTCTTTGCTAGAAAACTTAAAATCAATGATAGATAACACACCCTTATAGTAACCTATGCAATCCACAATTCCATGCATTCTAAGGGCCTTACTGTACAATATCTTCTCTATATATAATGGCTCAACATCAACTAAAAACTTTGAATGATACGACTCTTGTAACTTTAAATACTTACCAACTTCATCATCTGAATGCGCTGGTGGCTTATCTTGATAATAATTCTCAATGTTTTCATGTAACATCGTACCACGATTAAAACACTCTTCCATATATCTATCACAAGCGCCCTCACCATGCTTCTTGTCATAGTTCTCTTTCCACCGTCGTAATCCTTCACGATCTTCTTCAGTTTCAAACAAACCATTAATACCGCCAGCTGATAAAGAACCATTTTTCTTAAACTCTGTAAATGTATCCCTTCCTGGAATATATTCAGGTAATGACTTTAACGCTTCTACATTTTTCACAAGACAGCCTTCTTAAATTTCCTTCGAGTTTTACTAAATGAACGAATCGGATTTGTATACCTAATATAAGTATCATCCTTAGCACTATAAAACGCAATTAAACTCCCAGACCGATCTAATGCATATACTGAATCTTCACTAACTTTAAAATTACCATCATAAGCCGTCTGTACTTCAGTTAACAAACTTAACTTTTCAGTACTAGCCATTTTAATAAACTCTTGCTTAGACATCATAATCATAATATAATATATTTTCCTTTTTTAAAAATAAAGTATACAGAAAAATTCTGTATACCTCTTACTTATAAACTTTTTTATGGTCGCTTTAAACATTCTAATACATTACGTACTGATTTATCATCAGGGTTAAAATTAATCAACTGCTCTTCTACATATCTAATCGCTTTATCAGTCCTAACCGCTGTTAATGCTAAACCTAAATAATCAGTATACGCACCACCATGATCTAACGCAATCTGAATCTCACGCTTGTTTTGCTGTAACTCACTGACGCAACTTTTTAATATTTTTGTATGTAAATCTTCCATATAATATTCCTTTGTTTTTAAATTATATAGCTATTATATCAAATAATAGCCTTCTTGTAAAATTAACATTTGTTAATAATTATACTTACTTAACTCTTCTGTAACATATTCTAACTCACTCTCAATATCACTCCTAATCTTCTCCAGATTAGTATACTTATCAATGTTATCACTGCTATTCAATATACACAACTGAGAAACCAACTCATCTTGTAATTGTATTAATTTATTTATATTTTCTTTAGCTTGCTCATCAAACTCATCATTAACATACATACCTATAACTTGTCCTATAACTGACTTATACCCATCACGATCTAAACTTATCATAGTTCACCACGTAACCTTAACTCTTTCTCAATTGCTTTAACATTGTGCTCATGGTCCATCATCTTTTTCTTATGAATCTTACGCTCCTTAAAGACTTTAGTTATCTCTTCAGGTATTACTCCTAATACATCTTTCTTATACGATGCTCCATTTGAACTTAATGAATAACTACTATTATCATATATCATATTACCACTTAATAACTCCTCTATACAATACATGATCTCACCATGCTCCTCATCTTCTAACTCACTTGAACAATTACTAAAATTAATATTAGGCTCTTGCTTTGTTACAAAAGTCTCGGGCGATATATTTACTTGTCTAATAATAGATGGATATAACGACTCCAAGTCAAACGATGCTATACGCTTTTTCAAACCCTTAATAGGCTTTTTAACATAACCACCAATATAACGCTGCTTACGAGCATTAGACCTACCCGGTAATACTACTTTATTCTGCTTAACTGAATTAAATATAATAGCATCCCACGTCTTAATCGGCGAAAAAACATTACTAAAATTAATCCTAGCATAATAAGCAAGCGATATAGACAAGTTAATAAAACCACGCTTAGCATCTAAACGATTAACTAACTCAACGTCTTTAACGTTATAATCAGTAACCATCTGAAATGATAACTGAATTGCTTTACTTGATACATAATCATATAACTGCTCACAACGATTACTATCAGAAACTATTAAATCCTTAAACTTATCAATATTATTCTTAACATTTAATAAATCTTTTTCTGTACCAGCCATAAACGCTGTAACTTCTTCAGTTGGCTCAATTGACTTATATCCAACTTCAGATAATAAATGCTTCATATATGCATAATACTCATAAGCATGGGAATCATCATAAAGCTTATTCTGCTTTATCTCAGATTTACCATAAACTTCCATGAAATTATGCCTAAAATGTATCTTGTTCTCATTTATCTCCGACTCACCAATAGCATCTAAACGATAACTAGGCTGTGGCGTAAAACTGAACTTCTTATATAATTGCAACCAATCTAATGATTCTATACCAAAAATATTAACATCATAATGATACTTGTTTTTAGAAATAAGCTCATCTTTTAACTCATCAGTTTTTGCACTTGCTTTAATACCCATCGGCCATTCAATAACTTGCTTACGGGTAACTTTACCCCATGGCGACAAATTATCAGCAATCGGCTTACTTAACACTTTACAATAACGATTATATAAATATGGTATATCAAAACCATCAGTATTATACCCAGTTACAATAACTGGACAATTCTCACGCCAAAAACGTAAATATCCAATCAATAATGACTTCTCATCAGTAAAAGTCAATATATCGACCTTTTCTAATAAATCATCATCCAATATAGATAAATCTCGACTCCACCGCTGTGACTTACCTAACATTACAAAAACTGTATATTTATCCAAAATGGAATCATAATGTGCTATTGACGTTATCTCATAAGCAGCCTGATTCGCACTAGGGAACTTTGGAGCGGGTACTTCAATATCAAAATTAGCAACACGGATTGACTTAATATACTTACTTAAGTCAATTTCATCATTATACTTATCTGATATATACTGTAAACCAAAATCATCTTGACCTAACATACCTACCGCAGCATTTCTTGATGCCTTACCAGCTTCATTTATACTCGGAAATTTACACTTAACACAAGGAACTCCATAAATGGTTTTATAATTTGATACTGCTGACTTATTTTCAACAAATAACGATGGCTGAAAATCTTCAACAATTCGCTTCTTCTCAACCAAATCATCATCTAAATACCTCTCATATATTTTACCACCACTATTAAGAACATTTAAATATAGTGACATTTTTTACTCCTTTACCATCAATATAGGTCTATTATATACCATAACAAACCTATTTTGAACACTTTTTATAAATTGCTTAATTTACCTTTATTCTCATAATGATACTCACTAGCTTTAATTAACGCATCTAATGTATGCGCACTTGGATAAGTACTATACTCTTTAAAAGCATCATCTAATAATTTCTGAGGGTCAATAACAATCAAATCCTCTGCGGCAATTGCTATTTTAACAGTATAATAATTTTCCAATGTGACAGAAAATGTAACTTCACACTCAGGATGACCATAACAATCAAAAACTGGACCTACGTTGCACTTTTTGTACTTAGTAATCCCAATAAGTTCTAAGGTAGCGGCTACATCAATCATAATAACTTCTCTATTTTATCTGATGGAACAATACCAACAAATTCCATACTTTTATATGATAATATACATTCATATTTTACACCACGCCACATTTCATATGCTTTTGCTACTAATTCAGCATATTCTTCACTTTCATATTCACCTAAATATAGGTTAGTATTAGCTGATGAAACACCGTATCTTAAACCATATACTTTAACCATAATTACCTCTCCATTTAATCAATTTATGCGTATATTATACCACAGAATAGGTATATTGTCAACACTTTTTCAACATTTTTTAATATTACCTCTGGTGTTTTCTGGTAACCTTTCAATAGGTATACCGTCAAACCAAGATTCCATACACCAGAGGTGTTGTCTCGGTGATAACGCTTAATGCCATACGTCATCATCATTAATGGCTTCAACTACAGGCATTGCACGTAACACTTCTCTTGCTTTTGTTACTATACCTTTAAAACGCTCATTGTCACTTTCAGGAATAGCTGAATAACCTCTACCCCATGCTTGCCACGATACTGAACTGCCATAACCATCGTCACTACTCAACCAATTGTCTATATTGTGAACAATAGCATCAGACCACTCTTCAAACATCTCTACAATGTTATCAGGCAAATCATCCAAACTATAAAGAACTTCAAACTTTAACCAATCACCCATGGTCGCGTTACCGTAATAATCACCCATATCTCACACTCCTTTATCAATTTATAAGACTATTATATCAAGCCATAACCTTATTGTAAACACCTTTTGTGTTAACATTTGGTAATATAACCGCTATTGACTTCTTATCCAATAGCACGCATATACATCCACGTCATACCCTCATTATCCATATACTTATATTTACAACTAATATCCTTATTCATCCGCTTGAATGACTTAACCGATGAACATAAGAAGTCTGGCATATTAGAAAACTCATACTCAGTTTCAGTATCAAAATCCAAAACCAACGTAGGATATTCACCGTGATCAGTCACCTGAATAGCATTACCATATGCACCAATAACATAATCACCTTTAACGGGTACATGGAAACCACGAATCTTAAAACCTAATGGCGACTCAATCTGAAGTGGGTTCATAATATTTCCTTTATCCTTTCCGTTTAACATGGGTATATTATACCAAATTATATCGCCACTGTCAACGGTTTTATATTAACATTATGTAATATTTACTGAATGTATCTCTGGTAATCAACCTATAGGTATACCCGCAAACCAAGATTCCATTCACCAGAGGGGTGCTCTCAGTATACCCGATATTTAATACCCCTCTGGTGATTTCTGACACAGAACCTAATGGATTACCGTTAAACCAAGATTCCATTCACCAGAGGGGCTCTCTCAGTATACCCGATATTTAATACCCCTCTGGTGATTTCTGGTGCAGAACCTAATGGATTACCGTTAAACCAAGATTCCATTCACCAGAGGGGCTCTCTCAGTATTACCATACCCCAGGCATAAAAAAACCACCTGTAGGTGGTTGTTTCTTAACACTTTATTTTAATCAATATCGACACAACGGGTGCGCTTATATAATAAACCGATTACAGCATCATCCTTCTTGAAGTTTGGCATTGAACCGCTTATATAATAACCATCATGAGTTTCACGTTTAGCACCTTTAGGCAATCTCCAAGCAATGTATACATATTCGCTTATTTTATATTTTTTACCCCAATGGTTTACTTTGACTTCAGTGTTATTCTTGTTGCGTTCCTTACATTCAGCACGCATTTTATTAACCAAAAGATTGTCAAAATAGGACTTAGGATCAATATAACACTTGAAGTGTTCTGGGCGGGTTTTACCCATTTTCGCCATACGTGAATCCAAACGAGCAGCGGCTTCCATATAAGTTTCAGTACGTGTAGTCATAATATTTCTCTCTCAATCAAATTTTTTAATATGGGTATATTATACCAGGTTTGGATACCGTTGTCAACGGTTATTTGAATTCTTTTTCCATTGAATCCAACTCAAATTCGAGATCATTTGCGCTTTCCAACAAACATTCAATGTCATTGTTAAGGGCGTTTAGTTCGGCTTCCATTGCAGCGATAATTTCTAAATCAGTCATAATAATTCCTTTGTGCCTTTCCGTTCAAGATGTATATATTATACCAGGTTTGGATACCGTTGTCAACGGTTATTTGAATTCTTTTTCCATTGATTTCAGTTCAAGATCAAGAGCATTAACATCGTCTTCTAAAGTATCGACTTCAGTGTTAAGGGCTTTCAACTCGGCTTCCATTGCAGCAATAATTTCTAAATCAGTCATAATAATTCCTTTGTGCCTTTCCGTTCAAGATGTGTATATTATACCAGGTTTACATACCGTTGTCAACGGTTATTTGAATTCTTTTTCCATTGATTTCAGTTCAAGATCAAGAGCATTAACATCGTCTTCTAAAGTATCAACTTCAGTGTTAAGGGCTTTTAGTTCGGCTTCCATTGCAGCAATAATTTCTAAATCAGTCATAATAATTCCTTTGCGCATTTCCATTTAATATGTGTATTGCTAAACAGTTTAAAAATAACCAACACAAATCATGATGGTTTCACTGTCATGTGGTTCAGCATACCAACCCTTGCTGTGGAGGTATGTGTTCAATTTATTGTCGTCCAAAGTACCATCGGCATACGGGTAATAATCGGTTTTTTCGGTACAGATATCATCATTGATCCAAATGTTTTCAGACTCACGGCCGTAAAACTTAGTGGCATCGACCGCTGAAAGACCGAATCTTTTGTTAAGGTTTTTGATCAAGGTTTCGCGTTTCATTGGCTTCTTCATAATTTTTCCTTTGTACCTTTCCGTTCAAGATGTATATATTATACCAGGTTTGGATACCGTTGTCAACGGTTTTTTGAAGTTTTTTATTAACTTTCTGTAATATTTAACTCAGGATAATAATAATCGAATGTATCAATTTCCATACCGTAATCATCGCCTAACAAAAATGCCTTGATTTTTTTAGGGTCACCTGTAATGGTGGCTTCCATTCGACCGTCATCCACGATGGTAATACCGTGTTCACGAGACAACGCTTTATCCAAACCGTTTTCCTCAGAAGCCCAATCAACGATAACAGTGGTGGTTTTGATTTCATTCGTCATAATAATTCCTTTGTGCCTTTCCGTTCAAGATGTGTATATTATATTAAGTTTGGATACCGATGTCAACGATTATTTTAAGTTTTTTATTAACTTTCGTTAATGTTTTCACCCCATATTGCTTTCATCATAGCATCATGTAATTCTTCCTTGGTGGCACGTTTGGTAGGACCCTTTTTTGCAGTACGAGCATTGGCGTTTTTGATGATTTCAGCGAAGATTGCATTGGTTTCTGATTGAGTTTTCATAATGTTTTCCTTTGTGCCTTTCCGTTCAAGATGTGTATATTATATAACGGATTGGTACCAAGGTCAACGGTTTATTAATGTTTTTTTATTAACATTTTGTAATATTCAGAGAGTGTTTTCTAGTGCTTGATCAATAGGTATACCCGCAAACCGAGATTCCATTCACCAGAGGGGCTCTCTCAGTATATCCGATATTTAATACCCCTCTGATGATTTCTGGTGCAGAACCTAATGGATTACCGTTAAACCAGGATTCCATTCACCAGAGGGGCTCTCTCAGTATATCCGATATTTAATACCCATCTGATGATTTCTGGTGCAGAACCTAATGGATTACCGTTAAACCAGGATTCCATTTACCAGAGGGGCTCTCTCAGACCATTATGATCACCAAAATGATCACCCTCGTGGTCACCTTCATGTACGCCAAAATGGTCACCATAATGATTACCCCAATGACCACCATCATGAAGACCTTCGTGACATCCATAATGGTCACCAATTAAGTCACCGACATGGTCACCATAATGATTACCATGATGGTTACCTAAAATATCACCTAAAATATCACACCCAATATGGGTAATATATACCTCACCAGTTTGCTCATCGAAACCAAAGGTCATATTTTCTTTAATAAATTTTTGGATTGCTTTTTCTTTAGTAGTCATTATGAGTCCCTATCGACTAGTAATTCGTTATTAAACCGCTTAATCATATCATAATCATCGCTGAATACTGATATCCAAATATGAGAACAACCTTCTAACATAAAAGTATCAACAATCTGTTCACGCATATCTTCAGTATCTAATTTAGCCAAACGTTCTTTAGCGTTATTAGCCAAATCCCAAGATTCATCAAGAACATAATTATCCGTATTAATATTGTTCATCATACGTCTCCACTGACTCAATTGATTGAACTGCTACAAAACTACATGGAATAATTTCACAAGCGTCTAAAATGCGGATTCTATCCAATACGTTCTGTAAGCGCAAATCTTTATCATGATTTAAACCAAACTCAGCAACAGCACTTAACGTCATTTGCTTAGCAGCCCACCATCGCCACATACGACGACTATTTTTTAGCTGAACAGTGCGACCTTCGTTATACTCCAAATACCCAAAATGAACACCTGAGTCACGACTACGAACAATTACAGGCTTTCCTACCAATGGATCATCTAAAGGTATATTACCCATTGTTTCACGTGAAACATCTTCATTACCTATTGTTTCACGTGAAACACCTCTATTATCCATTGTTTCACGTGAAACACCTCTATTATCCATTGTTTCACGTGAAACAATAGGCTCCTCTGAAAGAAGCATTTCTAACAATTTGTACACTAAATCTTTTTTCATCATATTTCCCTTTATAAAATTTTAAACTCTTCTTCTGAATATTGTACACCTTTAACCCACCATTCAGTAATACCTTCGGATTCAACCGCTGGGCCATCTGTACGATGAAGACGACCATCTATATACCATGACTGTGTGCCATCTTTGAATATTCTTGCAGGACCATCAGTGCGATGTGGGATACCATTTTTTAACCAATCAATACGGTCGTGTAATACCCTGATACTATGTATTTCTGAAGTTTTAACACTATATGTTGACTTTTTCATAATATTTTACTCTTTAAACTCGAGTTGCACCACGTGGCTTTTTAGTAGGTTTAACCGTATAAGTATAACCAATCAATATAATAACACCCACACATGAAGCGATATAAGTCCATAACTCGCTTCGCTCTGAAGGTCGATCTTCAATGCCAAGTGCAATGCATAAACCACCAATTGAACTCATTAATACTAGGACCAAAAATTCTCGTATTTTCATAATCACTTCATCCTTTCCGTTTAACATGGGTATATTATATCAAGGTATGGAACCATTGTCAACACTTTTATATTAACAATAGGTAATTAACGCCATGCAGCCCACGCTGTACGTTCACCCTCATGGGTACCAAAGTGATCACCAACATGGTTACCATCATGTATACCTATATGGTTACCTTTATGATTACCATAAAAACTGCCTTCAAGATCACCTTCATGGTCACCATAATGATCACCTTCGTGGACACCTATATGGTCGCCTATATGGTTGCCTTCATGATTACCAATTATATCACCTTTAATATTGGTAATATATACCTCACCAGTGTTTTCATCAAAACCAAAGGCCATGTTTTCTTCGATAAATTTTTGAATTGCTTTTTCTTTAGTAGTCATAGTATTTCCTTCATCATTTCCGTTCAAGATGTGTATATTATACCAGGTTATCTATCAATTGTCAACACCTTTTACAATATTTTTTACTGAAGATCTAATAGACGAAGTATAAACCTTAAAACTTCTTTAATTACTTCATTATCATCAGCAATATTAGATGCACTGTTCAATATTTGAACTACATTTAAATCGAAACCAAAAGTATTGATAATTTCTAAAATAACCATAATAACTCCTTTAAATATTTCCGTTCAATATGGGTATATTATACCATGTACCAAACCCATTGTCAACCGTTTTATATTAACATTTAGTAATATACGTATAGTACTTCTGGTAACTGACCAATAGGTATAACGTCAAAGTCTAATTCCAGACACCAGAGGGGCTCTCTCAGCCTCTACCCTTTTCCTTTAATCTTGCTATAATTCTTTCACGACGAGCAACACTTTTAGCTATACTTTCTTCATAAATTAACCGATCTTCGCTGCTCATGAACTTATACAGAATTTCATCATATAGTCGGTGTAATCTTCCATATTCTTTTAATGCCAAACGATATTTAGAGTTTTCTAATGGCTCACCGTTACACCTTTCTATTATTTTTTTATTTTCTTCATAATACTGACTAATACGACTTTTTGCTTTAAGTATATCCATTAAGTCATCTTCTTTTATGCGTTCACTATCACAATAGTCATTAATATGATCTAAATAATAGTAATATGTATCAGGCCCAATTGCCTCTTTTACTACACCTAAGGAAACATACTCAGACAAAACTCGATTTACAAGTAAATGTATATGCTCGGCACCTTCTATTGTTCCTATATCAGATTTAAACACACTATAAACATCTTGAGCATCCATATATTCAACTAAGTGGTTCAATATTGAACCTTTTACACCATAATCAGCAGCAATGCGCTCAATACGTTTTTGGGCATTATCCATTAATAGTTCTTTAATCATATGGTTTCACTTTTCCGTTCAAGATGGGTATATTATATCAAGGTCTAGAACTAATGTCAACAGTTTTATATTAACATTTAGTAATATTTACCATTTAACACGGACAAAAAAACCACCAAGGTTGCGCGTTATCTAGAAGATACTAAGCGTGGCGGTTATGTTATGACTTTTATATTTTTTTACTTAGTCGAACCAATACGATACTTATATGTTAAAGTCCAATCTTTTGATTCCTTATATCCAATAACTCTGAAGTTTGGTGTTTCTGAAGGTTTTACTTCATCAACTAACTCACATAAACCCCATTGAGCAATTAAATAACTAATATTATCTCGTCGCTGATAATCTTCATCAGATATCTCAACTTGTAACCCATCCAACTGTAACATCTCTTTAAAATGACAAATAAAATATCTACCTGCCTGGTGCAAAATATGACAAGATTGCCATAAAACCTTTTCGTTTGAATTCGCAATACCACATCGTGTTAAAGTCTCGCGAATCTTTAAAAAATCAGTTGGCTCATTTAGTGTAATTTCAATCATTGTATTACCTATACATTTTATAAAATTATATTTATACGATATAATTTCTAACGACCACCTAGTCGTGTTAAATATTGGTCAACCATTTCTCTCAAAGCGGTTGGATTCACTTCACTAAGCATATCATATAACTCATATGCTCTTTCTTCATTTACGTTATATAATATCTGTACTATCTCAATTTCAGACTGTTGTTTTTCAGTCTTATTTTTATACCACCATGCTCTACGCCCTTTACGTACTGTATTCATATAATAATCATACTGCATCTGATTAGGTAAATACTGCCCTAACTTATTCATCTCCCTAGCGTTAAGAATAGTATCTATATGCATGGAAAATAACTTGTTAACTATAAAAGGATTATAATCGTCAGTATGTTTTATTTCCGTTTTACTATTAATCGACTTAATATAATCAAATGGCGATAACTTTTTCAACGACTCCTTTATTGTCGCTGCAGCTACTTCATCTTCAAGTTCTTGCTTTGCTTTTTTCTGCTCCGATTTTTTTATACCAGCTAAAAAATCACTAACACCAAAACTCATTAATATACTCTCCACCAAAGGTTTAAACCTATACGATAATAAAAGTCATCACCATATACCATATGCATTTTACTACACTTATTAAGTTTTGCTGTAAATAACAATCGACCCATCTTAATATCTTTCATAATATTTTCCTACTTAAAACTTAACGAGCACATTAACTGGGTTAACAAAAATGTTAATTCAATTTCTTTTGATATAACAGTTGGCATTGCCCTATTTGATTCACCAATCGCTTCAACCAAATCTGGTATACTTGATGGCTGAATCTTAGTAAGTAACTCATTATATAAACTCACAATTAAAGAATCCGCATTATCACCAAACTTACCAGCATTTTCTCTAATAATTTTAAATTGCTTATTCTTAATAGCTTCAACCAAAACAGAAATATCCGCAGTCTTCTGAACTTCCGATAATACGCCCTCGTCAATTTCTCGACCACCAGTGGAATAATGCTGTAATGCTACAACTACATTACGATTGTTTGGATAATTTTGTTTAACTAATTCCAAAATAACTTTTGGTGAGGATAACTTAATACCCTCAGCTTTTAACATATTAACATTATACATAACAGCTTGCTTAATACAATGCTTTACTTCATCGTCACTATATACAAACTCGACTGTATTAAATCTTGATTGTAATGGCTCTGATAAATTTTGCTTATAATTACAAGTTAAAATAAAACGACACTTAGATGAATACTCATCTATACACCCACGTAATGCCTTTTGAGCATCAGCTGATAAATTATCAGCCTCATCCAAAATAATTGCTTTAGGCTTTCCACTTAATGATTGCTGACGACAATACTCTGGAATAGTATGACGTACTAAATTAATACCATTCTCAACTGAGGCATTAATGAACATTACCTCATAATCTAACTGATTAACAATAGCACAAGCTACAGTGGTTTTACCTGTACCAGGCTTTTGTGATGCTAACAATAAATTCTGTAACTTACCACTCTTAATAATACCGTTAAAATAATCTTTTAATCGTTGTGGCAATACACATTCATTAATAGTTTTTGGTCTATGAGAATATTCCCATAATGCATTTTCAGCGGTATTGGTTTTTGCTATCATATCTATTTCCTCTAATAATCATAATATTTAATTTTAAAACTCTGAGGGCATATACCCTCAGTAATACAGTCGATGCTTTTACTCGAATGTGGACTTACCTGATAAAGCAATAAAATACTGTACACCTAGTCCTTTAAATTCTGAAATACCATCAGGAGATACCGACACATCATAATCACCCTTCTTTAAAGTCTTAATCAATGAAGGCTGCAAATTAAAAGAAAATGTGTTATCAGTAATGGAATCACTTGTACCAATTAAAATCCTAAAATTATTTTTATTCTGCTGCTTCTCATCAATTGCAGCCGCATAAATTTTATTACTACCAGCGTCACTAACAAATGAAATAGCATTAAGCTTTAATCGCTCAGTTGCTTTGTTAATATTATCACGCATAGTTTCTGTCAAAGTAAACTTAATAGCACCAGCTTCAGGGAAGTCCAAACGCTCAGGAGCTTTATTTGTAATAAACTCTGGGTTAGAATATTGATAACGTAGTGTAGTATTATCATCATTCTTAATTAGAAGATACTCATCTTCAAACTCAATGTAACCATCATTAACTAATGACTGTACTGATAAAAACTGTGCTACATCATATAATGGAACATCTTGTGGAAATTTCTCTTCAATATCAGCATAAGCAATACAAGTAGAAAACTCATTAATAACTCGAATTCTATTACCTGCAGGAATAATCATGCTATTAGAAATAGAAGCAAAGTTAGATAGTGTTTCAGTTGTTTCTTTAGTAAGTGTTAATTTTGTCATAATGTTATATCCTTTTCTATATTGTTTTTGTTTGTATTGGTATATTGTATCATAGTACTCTATACTATGGAACACTTTATACGTATTATTTTGATTTTTATACACAGCTATATATGCCTGTTCTTATTTCATATATACCTATATTATATCATACCTACCTATATAATGGAACACTTTATAAGGTATTTTTACTGATCTGGGTAAAATTACCCACCTTGGTTAACTCAATGGAATCAGTCCATACACCACTTGTCACATTGTGTGGGTTATGTGATATAACGAACACCTTAGTACCACCATTTTCTTTGCTTAACTCTTTAAGCAAACTGTTAACATTATCAGTACCCGAACCATCTAATGATGAATCTAAAACTTCGTCTAATATAAAAACATTCATTATAGCAGTATTATTAGACCGCGCTTCTACTAATTTCCTAAATGCTAATATAATTGATAAATCTATACGAGAACGCTCACCCTGAGAAAATGAGGTGTATGTAAAACTATCACGACCACTAGATTTAATTGTCTCATTAAACTCTTCATCTAATATAAAAACATAGTCTGCTCCTAATGCATCCAAATAATGATTTACATAACTATTTAATAATGGTATATACTGACCAATAATAAACTTCTTAACTCCTGTATCACCTATCATATTTTTTATAATATCACGGTTATACAACTCATCAGTAATATCTTTCTTAGTATTAATTAACTCATCTAACTCACTTGCAGCTCTATTTAAATGCTCAGACATATCCTCTTTTGGCTTTAATAACTCTTGTATAGAATTACTTAAACTCTCATTAGACTTAATACTAGTCTTTATAGTCTGCTCATTTAATTTTATCTCTGCTATATAATCATCTATATATTCTTGCGCTTCTTTAGCTTCTAACTTCTGACTAGTTAATAATTTAATCTTATCACTTAACTCTATAGCATTATCCATTATATTTTCTATCTTTGACTCTATAATAGGATATTGACTTTCCTTTAAACTTGAACATATACCCTGCTCACAAGTAGGACAACTATTATGCTCGTCCAATAATTTCTTCTTATTAGTTATATACGTCTTTTCAGATTTTAATGCAACTAAATTCTGCTTATATTTCTCAATCTGAGAACTAACATCTCTAAATTTATTAGCTATCTCACTTAATGAAACTATATTACTATCTTTAATAATATTTTCTTCTGTTAATAACTTAATCTTATTATTGTTCTGTGTAATCATTTCCTCTATTGATTCAATCTGACTATCAGTTGCTATCTGCTGCTCATCCTGATATGCTTTATGTAACTTATACTGATCTTTCTTTGCAATAATAGAAACGTCATTAGTCTTATCTTCAATTTTTAAATCTCTTATACTCGACTTATTAAAATCATTAATAATACTAAATATATCAATACCAACTAAATCTTCAATCATGGCCCTACGCTTAAATGTAGGTAACTGCATAAATGGCAAATACCCAGCAGTACCTATTGCAACAATTTGCTTAAATGTATTAAGCTCAATTCCTATAATCTGATCTAATAACTCTTGATACTCAGCAACCGATGATGCTTGCTGTAATAATTCACCACCTTTATATATCTCAAAAATATTAGGCTTTTGACCACGCCTAATATTAAACTCAGTATTATTCTTTAAAAAAGATAACTCAACCATAGCACCTTTCTTATTAATAACATTAATTAACTGACCTTTCTTTAAATTACGAAACGGCTTACCATACAATGCATAACATATTGACTCAATGAAAAGCGTAGACTTACCAACACCATTTGCTCCATTTATAATTGTTCTATGATGATCTTCAAAATTAATAACAATTGGCTTCTCACCAACTGATAAAAAGTTCTTAACCGATAAAGTTTTTAACTCAACCATATATACCTCATAACCCTGCATCACTCTTTAATTTAATTGCTTCTATATACATACTATCAAACATCCGCTTAATACTCTTCTTACTATTATCATCACAGTCTAACTGAGAAATATAATCTTGTACTAAATCCATATTGTCCTTTATTATAATATCATCACTTGTAACTAACTCAATATCATCATAATTTATAGTGTCTGATATTTTTAATGAATGAACTCCAGCGTCAATTAATAACTGCTCGAATTTGTTTAAATTCATTTTACCATTTTCACTTTCTCGCTTGATTACCTTTACGTCTAAATGCTTTCCTGTATATTCACCAACAGTCTTCTTATCAAAAGTATCAGCATTAAACCGAATCTTAACATGATTCATTACATCATTTTCTATGAACTTTTCAGTACACTTTTTATTAGTAAATTGCAGTTCCCATACTCCACGAGAATCATTACCATCACCACTTGTTAAGGTATATGGCGTTCCAACATATAACACATTACCACCTTCCGATATAGTATGATAATGACCAGAAAAAACTCTATTATATCTCTTTAAAAACCCTGGGTCAGCACCACTCGACTTCATCCCTTGATAAAAATAATATCCATCTAACTCAAAATGACCAATACAATACTCAGTAGAACTATTCTTAATAAAGTCCATAATAACATCACGGTTTTCATTACATATCCATGGTATAATATCAATAGCCACTTTATCGTTTAACATAAATTTAGTTGGCTTATTTATAATTGTTACATTATCATAGTACCCTAAAACTTCATCTAATGTATTTGGCTCTATTACTTCACGATACCGCATATCATGATTACCAACTAATGCTACCAAATCTAAACCATTAAATAATGGCATTATCTCAGTACGTACCCTATTTAAAGTGATCTGAGACACTGAACTTCTTACATCGAAAAAATCGCCCGTTGATATTATCGTGGAAATATCATTAGCTCTAGCATAATCAGTTATCTTTTTTAAGGCATCGTACTGATAACTATACACCCATTTATCATCTCGCCTTATACCCAAATGGAGATCACCGACCACCAGGGTTTTTGTTAATATATCATCCATTTATACTCCCCCTTATTTTGTATATGACAACTATCGCCATAGCTACCACACTATACCTTCTACTGAGAGAGCCCCTCTGGCGAATGGAATCTAAGTTCAAAGGTATACATACAGACCGTTAAAAGAACCCCTTCAGATTAGGATTACCCTTCTTATCTACGTATATATCTATCTCACTGAACTCATCGTCAACTGATGCTAATGGCTTGGTCTCATAATCATTAATACGACTATACATTTGGTCGACTATCTCGTAATCAATGGCCGAACCCGACTCACTAGCTAAGGTATCAGCATTGGTCTCAACGAAGTTAACATAATGCTTATACTTTTTAATCATATCTTTCTTTTCAATATTAATCCTATTGGTAAAAGCGTTCCAACAACAAGTCGTTATATAAGCATGAGGATTAGTTTTAGTAATATCATAATTCCGCATATACTTCAATATAACATACATAGCATCTTGAATCATATCATCTCTAAATGAATAACCATTAAAATTATACCTATTAGATAATTGATTCGCTATAGTATATATCGACTTGGTTAAATCTTCACTTACTCCAATATGCTCACCTGTATCTTCAAAAACTTTATCATACTCAGTTTTCCATTCAAGTATCTGCTTATAAACAGTATCATTCTCTATATAATTTTTACTCTTCTTCTTATCTGTAGTATCCATACATATTTCTCTTAGTTGTAGTTTAAATAATTGCTTCAGCAATACACGAAGCAAATATGTTAACTAGTGTTTTACGCTGTTTTATTTCCTGAGTTTTTGCATTAATAGCTTTAACTATTTGACCGTCTTTAGTACTGTCAAAATTTCTATTTGAAGTTATTGTATCATATGACTGTCTTGATTTGAACACTTTCTTACTAATCACTATGCATGAAGAAACATCTTTAAACAAATAATTTATATCTGTAATATTCTTTTTCTTATATTCTTCTTTTGAAACGTTCTTAGTATTTTTACTTAACTCAAAATGATCACAAACACTT